CTCAATGTCTTTCTGTAAAACTTCCTCAACCCTTGCGATTCTTTCCGGCCCAAGAGCCGCGCCAAGAGCCGCTCTCTGCGCCTTCTCTGCTCCAAGGTATGCCGCCGTGCCAGCCACAAGTCCACCCGCAATCCTTGCCGGGAGCGGCCCAGGCGTTAACGCAAATCCTGCCCTTGCGGCTGCCCCGCCAGCCGTAGTCGGCAGAACTTCCCGTGCCAGCGTCCTTCCGATTGCGCCAAGCATGGACGGCTGCTCCTCAATTTCGAACACATCAATCTCACCCTGCGGCGATGATTCGATGCGGACAAGTTTACCATTCTTGTCTTTCCCGATGGCAAATCCACCGCCCGTGTCTTTGTCGGTGCCTGACGATACGGTTTCGATTCCAAGCTTTTGCGCCTCTCTTACGGCTGGGATTGCAGGTTTTTCAATAATGCCTTCGGCCAATGCCTGTTCGGTTGGCTTGAATCCTTCGGCAATGGTGCCGTCAGGTCTTTTGATTGCACCCATTGCGTCAACCGCTTCACCCGCTGCCTGTGCGGCTTGTTCAGGTGTTGCGCCAGCCTGAAGCTGTCTTTGGGTTTCTGCTCGAAGGACCGCCTCGCGCTCGGGGGAAATCACATCCTCCGGTTTCCCGCCGGATGCGATGTATTGAGCCTTGGTTAAATTGCCGTCCTGTGCTTCGGGTACAAATTCAAGATCCTGTTCCTGTTCTGGAACGAACTCAAGTTCAGGCTCACTGGCCGGTTGCCTCAAGCCCCTGGCCATGGCTTATCGCTTCGGCTGAAGCGTACCTCTTTGACCCTTGATGATTACCGTCTGACCAGGCTTTACGCCAGCCGCACGCGCTTCGGCTGCGGAATTAAAGGAAGGCACAGTTTCAGCAACAGCCTGCGCTGGCTGAACCGGCTGCGTGGCGGGGGCGATAGGTGCGCCAGCCTCAACCTCTTCCATTGCGGGTTGCGCCATTTGTCCAGCCTGACGGTCGAAAGATAGTTCTGCAAGCTTTCCTTGCACCACTCCGCGCTCGGCCTCAAGTTCCTTCATAATGTCGGATCTTTTTCTCAAGCCCAAGGCACCAAGCCCAAGCTCGGCGCGGAAGGCGCGGGTATCACCCTTGGCGATCTCAAGCTCTTGCTTCATTTTCTCTGAAGCAATTTTTCGAAGACGCTCATTAAGCTCTTCGCGCTGCACCTGAATTTCCTCGTTATCTAAAGCCTGTTCGTTTGTAAGAGTGTTGCCAATTCCCTGAAGATACGGAGACAGGGTTGGATCTTGACTAAGACGAGGAAGATCCTTCAGCTTGCCCTTGACCTTGAGGCCACCCTTTTCAAACGTGAAATCGACATCAGGCTGTTCGGCTTCCTGCGCTGCGCGCTGCGCCTCGGCTTGGCGAATACGCATAAGCTCGTCCTGTCTGGACATTTCCATGAGTGCCGGGATGTCGATAACTGCCATTTTATTTCTCCTAGATTTTGATTAGATTTGAAAGACCACCAGCAATATCTCCAAAGATTTGACCACCGCTCGGCTGGCGAGAGATTGCACCAACCTGCGCCCCGTATGTGCTGGATTGGTAGTCGGCCATTGATCCGTAGATATTGGCCGCATTTCCAGCAAGCTGAACCGGGATCTCTTGGCTTGCGGTTTGATAAAACTGCTGCGGCATACCTTGAGTCATAAATTGCCCAGGCAATGCCTGATTGGCCTGAATGTACTGCTGCGCCGCAAGGTTCTGTTGGCCGAGCCGTTGCTGTGCAAGGTTGGCAAGCGAAGGTCCGCCGGCCAGGAAGCCGGAAGCCGCACCCAAGCGTTGCTGGGTCAAGCCTTCGCGAAGCGCAAGGTCACGGGCGGCTGCTCCGCCGGTCGTTTCGCCGGAAGCCAGGAATTGCTGCGCCGCCCCGTAACGCGCAAGCTTGCGTTGTTCCCCGGCGGCACCGATCTGCGCCGCTTCCTGCACTGCCGGTCCAAGGCCAAAAATGTTGCCACGGGCGGTCTGGGCGGCACGCACGGCCTGTTCGTATCCACGCCTTTCCTCGGCTCCCAAGGTCGAGCCAAGGCGAAGCTGGTTGAGTGCTTCCTGCTCGATGGTGTTGCGTAGTTGCTCGGTCTGCGGAGTCGTCGTTGCAGGCAACTCCTCGGTCGCAAGCTGACGATAGCGTTGCCCCAGGCCGACTGCGGTTTTGTAGGATTCGGGGTCAATCTGTTTGAGTTGTTCGCCAGCGCGTTCCTCCGGCAACTTGATAAACTCTCGGAACGCCGTGATCTCTTTAAGTCCTTCCGCGTCGGTCGGAGTAATGGGCTTGAAATCTGTGATCTGCTGTCCGGCCTTAACAACCGCACCCTGCACGCTGGCAAGGTCTGCCTTTAACTGGTCAATGGAAACTTGTGCCGAAGTCCGGCGCGGATCGTTGGCCGGGAGACCTTCAAGAAGTTTGTTGGCCGCATCCAGGCGGGACTGAATACCGGGGATCTGGGAGTTGCCGTCCTCAACAATGCGGTTAAGACGACCAAGCCGGGTGGCGTTGTAATCGTCAACGATCTGCTGGTCGGACACCTGAAAGTTTAGGCGGGTTCCAAGATCGGATGCTCCGTAGTTCCTTCCAGCACCCAACTGGTTAATCGCTTGGTTCAAATCCGCTCCTCCACCACCGCGACGAACACCACCGGTAAGTCCGGCAATCTGTTCGGCAAGTGTATTGTATGTGCCTTCACGATTCATTAAATCGGCAAGTTGTTGTTCGTAGGTATCGCGCAAGTCAGTAATTCTTTGACCCTGTTGCCTAATGCCTGTGTCTTGGGCTTCTTTAAGGCTGGTAAATACATTCGGCTCGCTGATTGCTTTTTGATACGCCTTTATTGCGGGAGGGCTTGCCGCATAGCCAAGAGTATAATTGCGAGATCCTCCATTGCGCTCTGGGGCTTCAATCGTGGAAACGGTTCCATCGTCGTTGAGCTTATATCTGGTAAGCTGTGCGCGTTTTGCGTTTGCCTGTGCTTGAATACTTGGGGTGCGTGCAGCTTGCGCTTTTGACATATTAAATCTCCCCAGCCCTAAACTTCTCGGTCGTCTTCTTCTGAGCCTCTACGTTACGCGCCAACACATCGCCAATCTCGGTGGTATAGGCAGGCGCACCGATCTGCGGCGAAATGCCACCGGTGTAATTGACCGGAGCCACGCCTCCACCATAGGCAACTTGTGGCTCTACGCTGGAGTACGGACTCACGCCATAGGTGCGCGCAAATTGGCGGGTCATCTGATCGCCAAGAGCGCGATTCAGCGCAAACGCTTGGGGGCTATACTCGTACTGCCGACGAAGTGTTTCCATCGTGCGTTGCGGTCCGTACTGCCTCTCAAGCTGAAGGCCGGTCTGAACCTGGGCAAGCTGGTCGGCTGCAGAAAGCTGGCGTTCCAACTGACGCTGTTCGGGCATATACTTGATCCGAAGGGCGTTTTCCAAGGCCGCAATGTCTGGAGCCTTTTCAACGTAGGTTTCCAGCGAGGATCGGTAGAAAAGGGAATTGGCCTGCGCCGCCTTTAGGGGGTCGGGAGGAGGAGGTGGTGCCGGGATGGATGGTCCGCCGCCCATTAGTTTAGTGCCTTTCGCATAAAATTGTAGTAGTCATACTCCTTATATGTGCCGTTACGCTTGAAGGTGATCCTCCTGCGCGGACCGAATCTATCCCAAAGGATACTCAGCAGGCACTTTAGAGCCTTGCGACTCAAGGCGTTACTTTTACCATCAATCGAGGTCACGGTCAAGTCCACGAACACACTCTCTCCAGCTTCGTCATGTTCATAAGGCTCAGGGGCTTCCATGCCCTTAATGCACCTGGCAATGGCTACCCCGGCAACCTCATCCCCATCCTTGGCTACCCCAACCAAACCACGCTCGGAGTGCCAGTTAAACCATTCCCTAAAGGTTGGCCAGGTTGACTCCGGCACGCCGGAAGCCTCGATAAACTCCATAGCCGTCACGATATGTTCTTCTGCACCTCAATGGTGTCTGGATTGGCCGCAGCCGTGATCTGGCGGATGGCGAGCTTGTTAGCCGCGCTGGTGATCTTAATATTCAACAAACGCCATTTCTGGTACGCCCGCAGGTCGCTGGCAATCCTTTTCTTGACCGATGATGGCAACTGAGCCGGAAGAGCGAATGGCAAGGTTAGGACTGCGCTGGATACATTGAGGTTTGGCTGAACGTCAATATCGCCAACATCAATATCCCGCTGGATGGAGATGGTCGTATCGGTCGAGAATGAGTCGTCAAACACAACCTCAAAATGGCTTCCATGTTTTTCTGCGAATGGGTCGCCAAAGTTAAAGTCCTTGGTGCGGATGTAGGATTCGTAATCAACACCGGCATCCTGGTAGTCGGCGGTTGTTACCTGTGCCGGGGTTTTGTATCCACTATACTTCTGGATCTGTCCAGTGGTGGACTTCTTCATCAGCCGAAGCCCCTCGTCTTGGAAGTTTGTCAAGGCAAACTGCATTACATTCGGAGTCCAAGTCCCCTCAAATGCGCCCAAGACCGTGTTGTAAACAATGATTGTGTCGTTAAAATCGTTTGATTCTGTCGGCACGGCAAGGAAATAGCGGTTGTCGTAGAAAGCCGCCGTGCAGATCCCAATCTCAGCCACGTTAATTTCCTGAATAACATCCTTGACGACCTCGGACAATGGCAGACCTACCGAGGTAAAATCGTCAGCCGCAGACCTAACCAGAGAGCGGATGCCGTCATCGGAAAGGAAGAAGATGTCGGAATTTACCTGTACGGCGGAACCTTCCGCTACGCAGCCGGTGTTATTGGAGATAAGCTGGATCACCCAATCCGCCGCGCTGGTCATATCGGGAGGAATCGTAACTTGGAATATGCGCCGCTTCTTGAAGACGATGATGCGGTTCTCGTAATATGGAACGATGGCGGTGATCTCATCTCCGTCATCGGCGTTTACGATGACCGAGTTTGCCGCATCCCAAATGGAGGCATCCAGAATGTCGGAAGCATAAAGCGTATTTCGGTTGGCTGCTGATCCAACGCCAAAGAGCCGGTTCCCAGTGTTGATTAAAATCCTTAGATTGAGCGGAGGAGGGCTGACCGTGGCGGTGGCTGTTGCTACAGACCCATTTCCAATAATGGTTACGGTCGGCGCGCTGGAATAGCCAGACCCGCCGTCCACCACGGTTACTCCTGTGACGGCCCCACCGGCCACTTGCGTGATTAGGGTTGGAAGCGTTCCGCCCCAATCCGGCCCGGTAACGATGGCCGTTGCGCTGGTGTAGCCTGTTCCGCCCGTAGAGATGGTGATAGCCCTGACCTTTCCTCCCTGCCTTGTGGAAACGTCACCGTCGAAGTAATACAATGGTCCATCCGCATCGGCCAAATACATCTTGTCGTTAAACTGCGCCATGCTGACCTTGGTATCGAAAGTTGTTGAAAATCCGTCAGCCCATTGCTGGTTTTCGTTGTTCCAAGTGCGGGTTGCGCCCGTAAATGAATCCCAGATTTC